GACTGACACTTTTAGCAAGCATGCACTTGCTAAACCAGCGCGCCCCCCCCTTGAAAGGGGGGGCCAGCTTCGGCCCCCGTGAGGGGGCCGGGGCTGCGCTGGAGACGTGGCAGTATGAGTCGCAGCGCCGTAGCTCGGGTACCAGCCCGAGCTGCGGTCGCGCGTCAGACGGCGCCGGGAACGGGGGGATTGCAACCCCCACCCCGGTGCCGTTCTGTTCGCGCAGCGCGACCTGGCCGGCAAGCACCGGCTGTCGTCCTAGTAACTTGACCACTGATTATAAAAGCGTGGGCGCTGAGGCCACCAACAGTGAGCGATTGAACCTTTTCGGAGGGGTCGTCGCATCCATCTTCAATCTATCTGCGTTGCGCATCATGCAGGTAATGGGTTGTTCCCCTGAGATTAATTCGCCTACTGCTGTAGAGGCTTATAGATCAACGGTGAGGCCATTCAGTTGCCCCCTCCCTAGACCCGATATTACATCGGTGACATTTCTACGAGGAGAGGAAGTCTGTTTTGGCGATGGATCCGGTGCGGAGTGCACCGATAGTGAAAAGACTTCACCCGCCGACTTTGTAGCACGAGTGCTGGCATCGATCGGGGGGGTGTGTGGTTTGGAACTGACCACACGGATACCTAAGAGCCAACTGGGGACGCTCTGGGGAGACGTAGAATCGGCAACCGCTTGCGGTAGCCCATTGCCTACGCTAGCCGCGGCCATTTATGATAAAGCCGCGGGTGTCGGGGGACTACCCCCCCGCACAAACGCCCTGGAGACCCGACCCCATCAACGGGCTCCTGTGTACCTGTCAGACGAGGCAGCAGATCTTAGCTACAACACCTGGGCTATGTATTCTGGCTCTGTCATCGGCACGCTCCTCTACGATGTTGTGGATGCAGCCGGATCGTACAACGGTACCGAATGGCACGTCCTGGAAAACGGAAGAGTCGAAATTGTATCGCCCGGGGGGGTGGTGCACAATCGGCCCCTTAGTACCGTTCGCGCCAACTTTAACCTACCCATCCGCATTTGGGGTCAAGAGGTTGCCCACTACCATTACGAGACGAACATCATCCGCCTAACCCCGCTAATCGTCGCTGCGTTCCTAGTGCCTGTCGCCCGTGTCAACTTGCCCCGCTGGGCTCTGAGACTCGTGGCTGCTATTGCTAGTGTTAAAATCGCGGACCCGGCTTTGCATCCTATCAAGCCGACCGTGACCAGCAAATTCTTGGCGGGGACTGGAAAGATCCCCCACATCTTACTCCTTACCCAAATGGGTATCGAAACGATCGCGAGTTTTACACCAGCCGTACCGACGACAAGGTGCGCAACAATCAAGTACAATGACTTGGATATCTTAAGGCAGAAGGCCGGAGGATCCTCAGCACCGCTGGGGGTCGTCATTGCATATCTGAAAGGAATACTGGACCCCTTTGATTCCTCAAGACCGTACTCGTTTTGTCCTGCCCAGGCGGTGATGATTGCAGCCACGTGCTGTTCATTGCCTCTTGGCGTAGTCGACGCGGTGAATTTCTCCAGAAGTGGGGACACAGGCATTGGAAGCCTGCGTCAAGTACTGCCTTTTACCGTTAACCCGGCGAGAGGAGGGCTCAACACGCCGCAATCAATCATTGATGCGATTCAACGGCGAATGCTCGACAAAAGATCTGAAGTGTCTTTGACGCCAATCATGGCGCAGACGCTGGTCCGTGCTGCACTCGGCATGGCTGAAATTATCCGCGACGGAGACAACTACCTACGGTTGACCCTATTGAGTTATGGGGAAGCCTCTGACCTATACTCCTCTACTGCCGCCCGGCTTGCTCGAGCCCGCGCAGAGGACGTATACGGCAGGGCAAATGATACCAACGGTAGCGCACAATCCTTCTTGAAAAAGGAGGCCCAAACGGATGAAACTAAGCCTAAACGAGTAATACACGGCGCCGAAATGAAAACCGTAATACTAGGTATGACGGTTTGGTACCCGCTCACCCTTCGCATGAAAGAGATCGCCAGCTCCATGGATCGACCCACAGGCCTAAATTACGCCGGTGGGATGAACCAAGGGCAGGTGGACGAAACCGTGTGTCGATACATCGAGCTTTCTGGGGATACCCCTTTCTCAGCTACAGACTTCAGCAGCTACGACGCCACCTTTTCGGCGCAGCTGGAACTTGCCGTGAACGTCTGCGCCTCCAGTCTATTTTCGGATAGCAACGAGGCGTCCAGGCGGATAGAGTCGGAGGTTAACCTACCGTGCTATTTCCGGAGTGAGCTGAACGGTGAGCCGTTCAAAGCTTGCCTCGGTTCAGGTACGGGAATCCTCTCCGGCGCTTCCGGCACACACATGAGGGGGACTTTGGGCAATTTTATTAGCTCGTTTTATTGTCTCCTGAGATCCGGCATTCCTGCAGAAGCCATCATACGCCAACCCGGCATGCTCGGGCTCGCGTATGGTGATGACGCACTTCACGCCCTCCAAGTAATATCGGAGGGCAGGCACGCCATCAACATTGACTACACCAAGTACTGCGCTGAGCTTGGATTAAAAGTCACGTCTGATGAAATTTACAGCGTGTCCGGGGAAATACTTCCCCAAACCCCCGCCGCAGAGAACTGTCCAACGTTCCTCGGCCGTGCCTACCCAGCCGCTCTGCTCTACCCTTTCTCCGTTCCATGCATCGCACGCACACTCGCTAAGCTTAGCGTATCGTGGCAAGCGGACTTGGAGCTCGGGAGACGGTTTAACATAGCGGCCGCACTACAGCTCACACCAAAGGCGAGCGCGATCTTTCTGTACCTGACATGCTACGTGAGACTCACGGGCACTCGAATCACGTTTGATAACATGGAGTTGAAAAATTTTACTCCGTCCGATCAACGTTGGTTCAAGTTCCTGTTAAATGAACCATGCAAACAGGTGCCAGAATGCTTCGTCGCTCGTGTGCACGAGCTTGAGGCTGCAGACCTCGGCCTAGACTACCAGGACTACATGTGCTGGCGGTTGAAGATGGCCACCGCAACGACCCTTGAATCCTTCGTGGAGGCATGCCGCCTCTATGAGCCCGTTACGTGTTTCGGTGACGAAGACATCATCCACCATAACCGTACCGCGAAGCCATGGTTTTACGGGGTACACCTCGTACCCCCGCAGCTGCCCGCCGACATCCTGAAAGGGAAGAAGAGCGGGACCCCACTTCTGCAGCCGGATCCTGGGCCGTTTGACATACTTAATGCACCACCCGACGTCCGCGCCACTTATCTTGCCGCGCCGGACACTACCCAGTTAGGGAACGCAACATCAAGCCCAGCCTGCCCACCGCCTGTACCGGTGACCAGTGCTGGCGACGAACCGCGGTTCGCGGTCACCTTTGGTGGCCCCGAGCTGTTCGTTTGTCATCCACCGGGGCGGGGCACCATTGAAGCCACCACCCTATCGAGCGCATCACCAAGGCCACGTGCTGGAAAGGAACATTATGTTCCCCCGCGACCGTCAATCGCAGGATCCAGTACCGATCCACTCACTACCACCGGGCATGCGGTGGGGGCAAAAGATGCCGCAGCAGCAACCGCAGCTGCACCACAGACTATAGTCGCAGAGGCTAGAGAATCGGGCACAACCCATAGTGCGAGCGGGGCCATCAGCCAAAAGCTGACAGAGACCGCCAAAGACGCTAAGGGAACAACCCGACAGATCGCCGATGCTGGTGCAGCTCCCACCGCAATCACGCCAGGGTCGCGGAAGGACAGAGCACTCCAAAATACGCCCGCTAAAAGATCAGGGCACGTATCCAAGAAGTCAAGACGATTGGTCGCAAGGTCAAAGGACCCCTAAAAACTAGCAGCCCCCGTGGTACCGTCGGGGGCATCGAGTTCTCGAAAACACCCGATTACTCCAAAATGCCTGTTAAGATCAAGAATCTTCCCAAGAAAAAGAATGCTCAAGCGGTTAAGACCCGCAAAGGACCAGCCAAGCAGATGGCTGGCCGCAGTAATGTGCGCAACTCACCCATTAATGGTGTTGTTAAAGCGCTTGCTGCGCCTGGCACTTCGGACGCGATCCTGTACGCGGCGGCTCTTGCAGACCCTTTCGGAGCGCCCTTCGCCGTTGGTATCCCCTACGGCAATGCCGGCCTCCCTACGTTCAAGGCCACTAAGATGTTCCGCGCCACGGCGACCACGGTCCCGATTCCTCTCAATGGGGATCGGACGTACCGCAGCGTCGCTATGGCGATGGGCGATAACGGGATTGGTATCTGTATAAGTTTTAGCAATACTGGTAACCTATCCTTCACCTACAGTATTAATAACAACTTGACTACTACCGTCCTTGGTACCTCAACACAGTACGATCACGGCCGCCTTGTTGCGGCCTCCTTCCGCGTGACGCGCATGGGCCGGCGAGACGACGCTGGCTTGCGATGCACTGAGACGCGGCAGACGTACGACGGTGAAGAGGTTGAGACAAAGTTTGTAATGAAAGACACGTACCAGATGAATTACGTTCCGAAGACCGCCTGGGACCTGGATTATAAGAAAAGCATGAATGGCGACCCGACTAACTTTAATTCGGAGATTTACGCCCATATCACACCTAACGTCAAGTCCACTTTTCTCATTGATGTGATCGCTATCGTGGAGTCTAACGACGACACTCCACCCGTATCGAAGTGGGATACCGGCGACTACCACATCGTCACACCTTCGATTACTGAGGTCGCACCAACGATTCTACCTGGCGCGCTGAACCGTCTTACGACACATGCTGCACAAGGCAACTTCGTGACGCAGGCGGTGTCCGATGCCGATCCCGCCGCTCGGGCCAACCCAAACTTCGCTGGAACTATCGCTGCGGCGACTAAGTCAGTTGATGGATGGATGTCCGGGGCGATGGATATCGGCAAGGCCCTCGGTGGTGCTTGGGACATGGCTTCCAAATACCTACCGATGCTTGGCATGCTGCTCTAGCTGATTTGCTCCCAGCTATTGTTTACTGCCTCAGCCCACCTACCAATAACTAGATATATGCATACCATGAACTCTGCTACCTGTGTTGTCTCTCAATTACCTGTCTCCGGTAATCCAATGTTTCCACAAAAACAGCCGGCAAAATCCACACTCACCCATTGTGGCGCCACAAAACTTGGAATCAGAATACAAA